GGCAGCGCCAGTGCCGTGGTAGGAGGTTTTAGCGGCATAAAAAAGGCCACGAGCCAATCCCGAAACATCTTTTCTGCTACCGTTCTTTTCAGGGTGCTTTACAGCAACGGAAGGTTGATTGAGAGAACGGTCAAGAAAAACAGTAGGGAATTTGCCGAGCTGATGGCAAAATCCAGATAATCGGCTTCTGCAAGGGCAGGAGTGACAGCCATAACGGGCTATCTGTGTGGAAATGCACAGGTAGCTCGTTTTTTTTGTTGGAAAGGAAATGCACATGAATTATGAAAAACTCTCTGGCTCTATCCGAGCCGTGATCGACCGCCGACCGGGAGATGTCGGGGCGTACAGCGACCTCTTTTCTCTGTGCCGGGAGTGGGAAACCGAGGATTTCTCGGCGGCACATAGGCTGAACAAGGAGCTGCTGGCACTCTCCGCAGATCAGGTAGTCCGTGGCGGCGGGGCGAAGTTCTATGAACAGTGGCGGCGGTGTCTTCTCTTTGAAGCACCCCATGATTTTGACTCTTTCATGACCTACATTGAACTCGACCGCAAGCCGGAAAAGCGGTTCTATGCTCCCCGGAAGCACTATCTCAGACCGATGGTGCAGGGGTTTCAAGATGTTCTGGACGGGAAGCTGCGCCTTTTGACGATCTCCATGCCGAAACGAGCGGGAAAGTCTCAAACGGGTATCAATTTTGTGAATATGATCTCCGGCAAGTTTCCTGACCGCTCAACTCTGATGGAAGGGACAGGCGATGACCTTGTAAAGAGCTTCTACAATGGCTGTCTGGAATACCTGACAGTCCCTAACGAGTATCTGTTCTACGATGTATTCCCGGACGCACGGCTGGTACAGACCAACGCCGACACGAAAACGGCGAACCTGAAAAGCAAGTCCCGTTTCCCCACCATCATGTGTCGTTCCATTGACGCTCGACAGGTGGGTTTGTCCGAAGCCACCAATGTCCTTTACCTCGATGACTGCGTAGAGGGTCGTGAGGAAGCGAAGAACCGCCAGCGGCTTGATGACAAGTGGGAAGTGATCTCCGGTGATATTATGGGTCGTGCCATTGAAGGTACGCCGATGGTCTTTACCGGCACTCGCTATTCCCTGTATGACCCCATCGGTCGTGTGCAGGAACACGCACAGCGGGAGGGCTGGGCTTGGAGAGCGATTGAGATACCCGCCCTCGATCTCGTGACGGACGAGAGCAATTATGAGTACGAGCGGGAGGGCAAAAAGGTTTTCACCACCGCCTATTTCCGGGAGCAGCGGGAGCTTCTGAGTGCGGAGCAGTTTGAGAGCGAGTTCCAGCAACAGCCCTTTGAAGCGAAAGGTCTGCTGTTCAATAAGGACGAGCTGAACTACTTCTTTGAGTTGCCGAAAGATCGTGACCCGGATACCATCATCGCCGTTGGCGACACGGCGGAAAGCGGCTCGGACTCGACCTCTATGCCGGTGGCGATGATATACGGCAGCGATGTGTATATCGTTGATGTGGTCTTTGATGACTCCCCCGCTGAGGTGACAAAGCCGGAATGTGCCAAGTGCCTGATTGAGAATAAAGTCGCTTCTGCTGTCTTTGAGTCCAACAACGCCGGTCAGTATTATGCCAGAGATGTTGACCAGATCATTCGAGATCGAGGGTACTCCGTGGGTATCCGCACGAAGCGCACGATCTCCAACAAGCAGACCCGTATTGAGTTCGCTTCCGACAACATCAAGAAGAACTTCTACTTCAAGCACCCCTCCACCTACAAGCGGGGCAGTCAGTATTGGAACTTCATGAAGGAAGTGACCACCTACACCCGCTCCGGCAAGGTTCCGCACGATGACGCTCCTGACTCCCTCTCTCTGTTGGAGAACGAAATCCGTATGCTGTCTGGGGGTAAGGTGGAGGTCTTCAAGCGTCCCTACTGAAAGGTTGGTTTTGACAAATGTTGTGGCGAATGGTATGATAAAAGGTTAGTATTGACAACCATTGGAGAGTTTGATACAATGATAAGAGAGATAATAGGTAGAGGGAAGGAGGTGCTGTAAGTGGGTGCGAGAGCGTTGTTTGGTCGCCGTGTGATCTATACCGATGTTGCCGAAATCAATGCCGGAAACATCATTGATGTTCTGCAAAAGGCTTTGTTCGTCCATCTGCAAAACAGCGCCGACATTGACTATCTCTATCGGTACTATCGTGGAGATCAGCCCGTGCTTTACCGGGAGAAGGAAGTACGGCCTGAAATCTGCAACAAGGTCGTTGAAAACCGAGCCAATGAGATCGTGTCCTTCAAGGTCGGCTATCTGATGGGCGAACCCGTTCAGTATGTCAGCCGCAGCGATGACGAGAACATTTCCGCTGAGGTCAGCCGCTTGAACGATTATGTTCTCAGCGAGGATAAGCCTGCCAAGGACAAGGAACTGGCGGACTGGTCGCATATCGGCGGCACTTCCTACCGCATGGTACTTCCTGATGGGGAAGCCGATGTGGAGGAAGATGAAGCCCCCTTTGAGATTTTCACCCTTGACCCCCGCTTCGCTTTTGTGGTCTACTCCACCGCCCTCGGCAACCCCGCCATGATGGGTGTGAAGTATGTGAAGGACGAGAACGGCAATCTGATTTTCAGTTGCTATACCCGTGACCACTACTACGAAGTGGAAAACACTTGGGCGATTATTCGGAGCGAACCTCAGATTTTGGGTATTCCCATCATCGAGTACCCGGCGAATAAGGCTCGGCTGGGAGCCTTTGAGATCGTCCTCCCTCTGCTGGACGCTATTAACACCGTGGAGAGCAACCGCCTTGACGGTGTGGAGCAGTTCGTACAGGCGCTCATGCTGTTCCACAATGTTGATATTAATACCGAGGATTTTCACCAGCTTCGTGACGAGGGCGCTATCAAGTACAAGGACATTGACCCGCAGTTCAAGGCGGAGATCGAGTATCTGACCTCGGAAATGAACCAGACGCAGACGCAGACCCTTGTGGACAGTATGTATAACACCGTCCTGACGATCTGCGGTATGCCGAACCGCAACGGTGGTTCTTCCACCAGCGATACCGGCTCTGCGGTCATCATGCGTGATGGCTGGTCGGCGGCGGAAGCCAGAGCGAAGGACTCCGAGCTGATGTTCAAGCAGTCCGAGAAGGATTTCTTGAAGTTGGTTCTGCGTATCTGCCGTGATCTGAGTGACCTGACGCTGAAACTCAGCGGTCTGGAAATCCGCTTTACCCGCAGAAATTACGAGAATATCACGGAAAAGGCAAATGTGCTGACTGCTATGCTTGCCAATCCGAAGATCGCCCCGGTTTTGGCATTTACCCATTGTGGTTTGTTCTCTGACCCGCAGCTTGCGTACCGTATGAGTATGGATTACGCTGAGGAACAGGAGAAAAAGGCCGCTGAACTCGCAACCAAGCAGAAGGAGGTTAATCCTGATGGAGAAGGAAATCCGCCTGACCCCGGAAGCGGTCAGACAGATTGAGGAAATCTTGACTACGGGAAAGACCGTTGAGATCGCAGAACGACACGAGAAAGTGATCGTGTGGGCGGTCAGCAGCAAAAAGAAATATGAACAGCCTATCGCATAGGTGATAGGAACAGCCATTACGGGCTACTGATACCGAAAAGGTATTGGTAGCCCTTTTATTTTTCCTTCCAATGCCCTCGGAGTTTTCGGACAGTCCGTGAAAGCTCAGTCTTTTCGGAGATATGAGAAAGGCGAAGACAATGGTTTGACCGCCGCAAGGCGTTGAATGGTCAGGGAAGACCTTAATCGCAAACGGGAGACAACCCGTAAAAACGGAAAATAGTGCTGAGTGAACAGCCTTGTTAAACGCAGGAGGTAATCATTATGGCAAAGATCGACACCAGCAAAATTACGGGCTATGCGGAAATGTCTGCGGAAGACAAGCTGAAAGCTCTGGAAGCGTTCGAGTACGAGGACAACGCCGCCGAGCTGGAAAAGCAGAAAGCCGCTGTTTCCAAGGCCAACTCCGAAGCCGCTGAGTGGAAGCGTAAGCATAACGCTCTGTTGGGTGAGGACGAGAAGAAGAAGCAGGAGCAGGAGGAAAAGTTCGCCAACATGGAGAAGGAGCTTTCCGAGCTGCGGGAAGCCAAGCGTGTTTCCGAGTTCAAGGCCAAGTTCATCGCTCAGGGCTATGACGAGGTTCTTGCTGAGGACACCGCAAAGGCAATGGCTGATGGTGACTCTGCCAAGGTGTTTGCCAACCAGCAGAAGTTCCTTGACGAGTATGCAAAACAGGTCAAGGCTGACGCTCTGAAAAAGACCCCCAAGCCCACTCCCGGTGCCGGTGGCGGTACTGGCGAGATGGATTACGCCAAGAAAATCGAGGAAGCACGGACAAACGGTGATTTCGCCGCCGTTGCTTACTACACCCGCCTGCAAGCCGAAGCGGAAGCGCAGGCGAAAAAAGAGTAAAGGAGAGTTTTTACTATGGCAGATCAGTTTGCTATGAGTTTCGGGGTACTCAATTACTCCGGTATGCTCTTTAACAAGGGCAACACCCGCACTCCTCTGAGTTCCATCATCGGCGGTCGTGCCAAGACCACGAACCATGTTGAGTTCGTGACCGGTCAGGAGTTCACCTCTGGCGGCGGCGCTCAGCCTGCTATCAGCGAGAGTGCTTCTCTGACCGCCCCTGACGCTACCGTTGTGACCCGTGCGCAGAAGACCAATGTGACTCAGATCTTTCAGGAGTCTGTGGGCATTTCCTACGGGAAGATGTCTAACATGGGTACTCTGAGCGGTATCAATGTGGCGGGTCAGCAGGCCAACCCCATGAATGAGCTGGACTTTCAGGTTGCCGCCAAGATGATGAAGGTCAATGCCGACATTGAGTACACCTTCATTAACGGTGTCTACAACAAGGCCACTGATGACACCAAGATCAACAAGACCCGTGGTCTGGTTCCCGCAATCACTTCCAACACTACGGCGATGGCTTCCAAGCCCCTCGGCCTGTGGGATATTGCCGACATGGTGAAGAAGATTTACGGCGCTCACGCTCCCACCGATGGCCTGTGCCTGTGGTGTGACGCTGTGACCATGTTCCAGATCAACGCTGACGCTGTTCAGAACGGTCTGACCGTGGTTCCCGCTGCCCGTAACATCAACGGTATCTCCCTGTCCAGCGTGGTCACGCCCATCGGCGTTGTCTACCTGTATCTCGGCGAGTACCTGCCTGCCGGTACTGCCCTGCTGCTGAACCTGAGCGTTCTGGCTCCCGTTTATCAGCCTGTCCCCGGTAAGGGCAACTTCTTCCTTGAGCCGCTGGCAAAGGTCGGCGCTGGTGAGAAGTATCAGCTCTTTGGTCAGATCGGCCTTGACCACGGCCCTGAGTGGTTCCACGGTAAGTTTACCGGTATCTCTACCGAGTTTACCGCTCCCACTTACAGCCGCAGCGTCTTCATCGCCAATGACGCAAACAACCCTGTGAACACTAAGGCCGTTGCTGGCGGCTAAGAGTGGCGCAGGAGTAAAACAGAGATTTTAGAAAGGAAAGGTGGAAAGCATGACGGACGCTGAGAAGTTGAAAATGGTGAAAGCCATGACCGGCGAGACAGACGAGGATACGCTTTCCACCTACCTTTCTATCGCCGGAAACAAGGTGTGCCGCAAGGCATACCCCTTTGACCCCACCGTGACCGCCGTGCCTGACCAGTACGCTCACATTCAGGTAGAGGTTGCCGTGTACCTGCTGAACAAGCGGGGAGCCGAAGGGCAGACCGCTCACAGCGAGAACGGTATCTCCCGCTCCTATGAAGACGGCGATGTGCCGCCTACGCTGCTGAGGGACATTGTTCCCTTTGCCGCTGTGATGGGAGGTTGAGTGCATGAGAACGCTGAACCGCAACAAATCGCCCTTCTGGTATCTGCTGTATGACCACAAGGGGCCTGCAAAGGACGAGTACGGCAACGAAACCGGTGAGGAACTGGTGGTTTACAAGCCTGCCGTAGCGGTGAACGCCAATATCTCGGCGGCGACCGGCTCCGCTCAGGTGGAGCAGTTCGGTAATTTCGCAGGGTACGACAAGGTGATCGTCACTGATGACCTGAGCTGCCCCATTGACGAGAATACCGTGCTGTTCATTGACAAGGAACCGCAGTATGACGAGGACGGGAAACCGCTCTACGATTACATGGTCAAGCGGGTCGCCAAGTCTCTCAACTCCATTTCCTATGCGGTCAGTAAGGTGACGGTATCGTGAGTCAGACGATCAATGTTCCGCTCTCCGGGAGAGGGATTGAGCAGCTGATACGGGAAGCTGAAAATCGTAAAACTTGGCTTCGAGATCGTACAACGGTTTTTCTTGAACGCTTAGTTGCGATGGGGGTTGGAATTGCTTCTGCGTGTTTCGATGACGCAGCCTATGATGGCACAAATGATGTTGTTGTATCTGCGGAATATCGAGGTGAAAATGCAAGGGCGATTGTAGCAGTCGGTAAAGCGGTTTTATTTATCGAGTTCGGCACAGGTGTGACCTATCCCGATAACCACCCGGAAGCCAGAGATCGCAATATGAAGCGTGGCGAATACGGTCAAGGTCACGGCAAGCAACAGTCTTGGGGCTATTACGGCGAACCCGGCACGAACGGAGTGCTGAAAGAAAAGAAGAACGGCGGGTTCGTGGTCATCACTCACGGCAATCCCGCCAATATGCCGATGTACGAAACAAAGAAGGAATTGCAGTTCCAGCTTACCCGAATTGCGAAGGAGGTGTTTTCATGATTGATGTGGAGAGTCAAATCTACACGCCGATTGCGGAAGCTCTGAGAGCGCAGTTTCCCGGTATCTTGGTCAGCGGCGAGTATGTCAATGCCCCTACCCGTTTCCCTTATGTGAGCTTGGTGGAGCAGGATAACTACACCACGGAAGCTCACATGGACAGCGGCGATACGGAGAGGTTCGCCACGTTGATGTACGAGGTGAATGTCTACTCCGATAAGGCAGGCGGTAAGAAATCTGTTTGCCGAAAAATCATGAGGTTTGTGGACGATCTCATGTACGCCAAGAATTTCCGGCGTATTTCTCTGTCCCCGGTTCCCAATTTGGAGAACGCAACAATTTACCGTCTGGTTGCCCGATACAAGGCTGAAACGGACGGAACCACTCTTTATAGGAGGTAAATGAAATGGCTATTTCCACCTACAAGGTTTTTCTGATGAAGAAAGCCGACACTGGCGAACAGTGGAGCAAGCTGATCGACATTAAGGAGTTTCCTGACCTCGGCGGCGAACCCGAAATGCTGGAAACCACCACCCTGAGCGACAATATGCAGACCTACATCGCCGGTATCCAGTCCCTCGATGGTCTGTCCTTCACCGCCAACTACACGCTGGCTGATTTCCAGACCCTCAAGGCTTTGGAAGGCAAGAAGGTCAGCTATGCGGTCTGGTTTGGCGGCACCGAGAGCGATGGCACTGTTACTCCCGATGGCTCTAACGGCAAGTTCAGCTTTGACGGTGAGCTGTCCGTGTATCCCGTGGGCGGCGGCGTGAACGAAGTGGTGAACATGAACATCACCATCGCTCCTTCCACTCCCATCACTTTCTCCGCAACCTAAGACACCAACAATCGCCGTATTGATAAGGAGGATTTATCATGGCAAAGCAGTTGACGATCAATGACCCCACTACCGGCGTGACCTACACGCTGGAATACACCCGCAAGACCGTTGAAGCGATGGAGAAGAATGGCTTTGTTGCTGCCGATGTGGAGCGCAAGCCTATGACCCTGCTTCCGGCTCTGTTTGCCGGTGCGTTCCTCGCCCATCATCGGTTCGTGAAGCGTGATGTGATCGACAGCATTTACGCTCGTATGAACCATAAGGACGAGCTGATTGCCGCTCTGGTAGAGATGTATAACGACCCCCTGCTGAGTCTGCTGGACGAGCCTGAGCAGGAGGGCAACGAGGGAAACCTGAGCTGGAAGACCGGCTGGTAAGCGACCGATCTTCCAGAAGTGAGGGGGGCGGCGGCGACCATCGCCCCGCTCCCCTTCTCGCTTACACACCAAAGTTTTATGAGGTTTTCCCGTACTATCTTTCCATTGGCATGACCTATGAGCAGTTTTGGGAACAGGATTGCGAATTGGTGAAGTATTACCGAAAGGCGGCGCAGATCAGACAAGACCTGAGAAATCAAGACGCTTGGCTCCAAGGAGCTTATTTTTACGAAGCGCTTATTGACGCTGCCCCGGTTCTTCGTGCTTTCGCCAAGAAGGGAACCAAGCCTACACCGTATCGGGAAAGCCCCTACGAGCTGTTCAGTCGGCAGGATAAGAAACAGCAGAAGCAGCTTCAAGAAAAACACGATGACCAAGCCAAGGCATACATGGAAGCCTTTATGGTGTCGGTCAATAAGAAATTTCAAGAGAAAGGTGGTGGCGTAAGTGGCTGACAATGTGGAAATTCAGGGGTTGGAGTTTCAGATCGTCAATGACAGTACGCAGGCGGTCGCAGGGCTTCAAAACCTGATTAACACGCTCAATCGTTTGAAAACCGCTACCAACGGCGGCGCAACGGGTCTGAGCAAGACCGCTCAGGGTATTCGGGAGCTTTCCAATTCTCTGAAAGGCTTGAACAGCGGTGACGCTTCGCAGAAGATCACCCGGCTTACCAATGCGCTGACCGCTCTGAGTCAGGTTGGAAATGTGAAGATTTCTTCCTCCATCGCCAACCAGCTCACGGCGATCAACACCGCTCTCGCTGGCCTGAAATGGACGGACGGTGACAAGCTGACCGCTCTCGCCAATGGTTTACGCCCTCTCTCTGAGTTGGGTAAGGCCAACATGACCACCTTTATCAATCAGCTCTCCAAGCTGCCGAAGGTGATCGGGGATTTGGAAGCGGCGAACATTGACAAGTTCACACAGCAGATGACCGCTCTTGCTGCCGCCATGAAGCCTTTTGCCGATGAAATGCAGAAGGTGTCCAACGGCTTCTCGGCGTTCCCGTCCAAAATCCAAAAGCTGATTACCAGCACGGAGAAATACAACGCTTCTGCCCGTAAAGCAACCTCCACTACCGGGCAGTTCACGAGCGGATTGAAAGCGTTGAATGTCGCTGCTGTTGCAATCACTTTCCGCAAAATCGGTCATTTCATCGCACAGGCGGTCACGGAGTCCAATAAGTACCAAGAAGACCTGAACTTGTTCACGGTTGCCTTGGGGCAGTATGCCGCCGAAGCTCAAAACTACGCTGAAAAGGTGTCCGATGTCATGGGTATTGACCCGGCACAGTGGCTCCGCAATCAGGGCGTTTTTAACACGCTGCTGACCGGCTTCGGTGACACGGCTGAACGAGCGCAGCTCATGAGCCAAAACCTGACACAGCTCGGCTACGATATTTCTTCCTTCTTCAATATTTCCATTGAAGACGCTATGCAGAAGTTACAGTCCGGTATTTCCGGTGAGTTGGAACCTCTGCGGCGCTTGGGCTACGATTTGTCGCAGGCACGGTTGGAGCAGACCGCTTTGAACCTTGGTATCAAGGAAAGCGTTGCTAACATGACGCAGGCAGAAAAGGCCGAGCTAAGATACTACGCCATTATGACTCAGGTAACGACCGTTCAGGGCGATATGGCGAGAACGCTGGAAGCTCCTGCAAACCAGCTTCGTATCTTGCAGGCACAGCTTACACAGGCCGCACGAGCTATCGGTAACATCTTCATTCCCGCACTGAACGCAATTCTTCCCTATGCAATCGCTGTTGTTCAAGTCATTCGAGAAATCGCCAATGCCCTTGCCAACCTTGCGGGTTTCAAGTTGACGGAGGTGGACTATTCAGGAGTGAATAGCGCTGCTGTCGGAGCTGGGTCTTTGGCTGATAATCTCGATGACGCTGCCGGTGCTGCCAAGAAGCTGAAACAGTACACCGCAGGCTTTGACGAGCTGAATGTCTTTGCTCCTAACACGGGAAGCGGTTCCGGGGCGGGTGCTGGCGGCGCAGGCGGATTTGATTTCGATTTGCCCACCTACGATTTCCTTGGTGACGCTGTGCAGACCCGCATTGGTGAAATCAAGAAGATGATTGAGGACACTCTCGCAGAGATCACTACGATTGTTTCCGGCTTTATGCTGGCGGTAGGTGCAATTCTGGTCGTAACCGGCGTGAATATTCCGCTGGGTGTCGGCCTGATGGCGGCGGGTGCGGTCGGCCTTGCGGCTACCGTTGGGCTGAATTGGACTGCTATGAGTAGCGAACTGGCAAGTACGCTGGCTCTCATTACAGGTGTTGTCGGCGGCTTCCTGCTGGCTCTTGGCGCAATTATGGCGTTCTCCGGGGCGAACCTTCCTCTTGGTATCGCTTTGATGGCCTTGGGTGGAGCAAGCCTTGTATCTGCCGCTGTTATCAACTGGCATAACAGCGACCGGCACCTCACTGACGCTTTGACCACCTTAACGGGAGTTCTGGCGGGTGCTTCTCTGGCGGTAGGCGCTATGTTGGCCTTTACCGGGGTCGCAACCGGGCTGGGTATTGCGCTGATGGCTGTTGGTGCTGTCACGCTTGTATCTGCCGCAGCTCTGAACTGGAACAGTATCCCGGACGCTCTGGCTTCTCCATTGTCCAGAGTAGGATTGCTGGTCAGTGGAGCAACCTTGGCACTCGGCGCTATCCTCGCTTTCTCCGGGTGTATGCCCCTCGGTATTGCGCTGATGGCGATTGGTGCTACTTCTCTGGTTTCCGTAATGGCTCTCAACTGGAATGGCCTGAGCGATGAAATCCAGAATGTGATTGCCATTATTACCACGGTCGTATCTGTGGCGTTCCTCGCTATCGGTGCGGCACTGGCGTTCTCTGGGGCGAATATCCCGTTGGGTCTGGCTCTGCTGGCGGCGGGTGCGGTCACAATGGGTACGGCTATCATGCCGAACTGGAATGACCTCTCCGACAATGTTCAGCAGAAGATCAGCATGATTACCACCGTTGTCGGCGGCGCTCTCTTGGCGGTCGGCGCTATCCTTGCTCTGAGCGGAGTCGCCCTTCCTCTCGGTCTTGGCCTGATGGCGGCTGGCGCATTGAGCCTTGGCGCTGTTGCTACCTTGAATTGGGATTTTGTGGTTAATTCCATTAAGAAAGTCGTATCGGTCATCACGGGTATTCTCAGCGGTGCATTGATCGTTCTCGGTGTCCTGCTGTGCCTGAGCGGTGCGGGTGTTGGTCTTGGCCTTGCGGTATTGGCGGCGGGTCTGTCCCTGTCGTATGCGGCATGGACGCTGGACGATAACCCCATTACTCGCTTTGTGCGACAGATGGCGAACTCCATCATTGGACTTGTGAACGGTGTCATTGACGCAATCAATGATATGTTCCACATCCAGTTCAACGGTCTGTCTGTTATGGGTATCACGCTTATTCCGGCGTTTGATATTCGATTGGTGGATATTCCGCATATTCCGTTCTTTGAAGACGGCGGTTTCCCGAATGAAGGACAGCTCTTTATCGCCCGTGAAGCGGGTGCGGAAATGGTCGGTGCGATGGGGCGCAGAACGGCGGTTGCCAACAATGACCAGATTGTTGAAGGTATCTCCGCTGGCGTATCCGTTGCCAACGATGGCGTGATCGCTGCTATCTACGCTCTGCTGAATGTTGTGGAAGAAAAGGATTTCTCCGTGAATATTGGTGACAATCAGATCGGTGAGTCTTATGACCGTTATAACCGAGCCAGAGGCGTTCGTGTGAATACCGGCGCTTTCAGTAATGCCTACTAAGGAGGGCTGAGGAAATGCAAAGTTTCATCACAATCAATGGCACAAAGTTTCCTCAGCCCCGCAGGGGCTTAGAGCTGCTGTCTGCCACTATCGTAGACTCCGCCAGAAATGCTAACGGCGTTGTGGTAGGTCAGCAGGTCGGCAGAGATCAACAGAAGCTCAACAACCTCTTTTGGGGCTACTTGACAGCGGAACAGTGGTCTGCCATGTTGCAGATTTTTGATAAGAACTTCTTTGTGACGGTTACTTATCCCGACATGGTGAACAACCGCTGGACAACCCGAAAGATGTACCCCGGCGACCGCACGGCGACCCCGTACCATCTTGACCCGAACACGGGGCTTCCTGCGGACTACATCAACTGCAAAGTCAACATCATTGACTGCGGCGAACCGTTCTAAGGAGGTGCAGCCGTGAAACAGGTAAGCAACGCTTACAAGCTGTCGATGAAATCTTTGCTCCGTGAGCAGTCCTTTGTGGAGATCACCTTCTCTCAGGTGGACACGGCAGCGACAACAGACGGTAATTGGGTCAGCAACGGGGCGCAGAGCTATTCCGAGTTCGACACGCTGGACTACGGATATGATTATCAGGAGTCCTATGCGGCGTTGGAGCTGAACCGGTGGGCGCTGGACGGGAATACGGTCATCGTTCCTTCTTCCGGGACGATGTATGACGGCTTTGTTTCGAGCCACATGAGTAATGCTGAGGGCAAGTTTACCACCCCTGCGGTGCTGACTCGTGCTTTCAGCAATCCTCATACCTTCCCCGGTATCACCCTGACTTTTGATACTCGCTATCAGGAATGGCCTGACACCGTGACGGTTGATTTCTACCTGAATGGGACGGTGCTGGAAAGTCTGACCCTTCCCGTAGAGGGAACAGAGTTGGTCATCAACACGAAGGTCGCTTCTTGTGACAAGATCGTGTTGACAATGGGGAACACCCTTCCGTACCGCCGACCTCGGTTGCAACAGGTTCTCTACGGTGTGCAGAAGAAATTTGGAAATGATGACATTGTTTCCATCAAGGAGTCTCACGATGTAGACCCGCTCTCCCGCAGACTGCCGCAGGAAACCATGCAGTTCGTTCTTTTGGACTACGAACACAATTATGACCCGGATAACCCGAAAGGCATTTATGCCTATCTGGATAAGAAGTCACCGATTTCTCTCCGATACGGTTATATGCTTCCCACGGGCAAGGTCGAGTGGCTGAAAGCGGACAAGTATGTGCTGAACAGCAAACCGAAAGCTGCCAAAAATCAGGCCACCTTTACGGGTACAGGTCTGGTTGGAAGTTTGACCGGAACCTTCTACAAGAGTAAGCTCGGTTCCAAAAACTTCTACGACATGGCTGAGGAAGTACTTTTGGACGCAGACCTGACGCTGACAGCGCAGGGTACGCACCCATGGGTGATTGACCCGGCCTTGAAGCAGATGTTCACTACGGCGGCGCTTCCTATTGACTCGCACATGAACTGTCTGCAACTGATCGCTCACGCCTGCCGCTGCCGCCTGTTTACAGACGATGACAATATCATTCACATCAAGCCTTTTGGCGTGACTGTGGTTGGTATTTACAGCGGCGTGTGGGCGGATAACGGTCATCTGTGGTACAGCGAGTGGGACACTGTTGACCGTGGCAATAAGGTCGGTAACACCTATGCGGCGTTGGAACTGAACCGCTGGACACTGGACGGTGGAAATCAGGTCATTGTTGAAGACACCGACCCCTCCGGTCGGGGGTTTATCAGTGAAGCGATGACTACGGCAGATGGCACTTATACCACGAAGCCGACCTTCACCAAGACCTTTGATGTTTCTCACGACCTTCCCGTGTTGGCTCTCCGCTTTGATACCCCCTTGGACGAGTACCCCACCTCTATTCAGGTGAAGTATTACGCCGGGACGAAGCTGCTGGACACGCAGACTGTGAAGGGTATTACTTCTGCGGAGGTGTTTGTCAACAGCGAAGCGGCGATTGACTGCACCAAAATTGAGGTGACGATGGACGGTGGCCTGCCATACCGCCGTATGCGGGTGAGCAAGCTCTACTACCGTGAAACGGACTTCACGCTGGACTTTGACTCGATTGACAAGGACTCTCAATCCATCGCAAAGATCGACCAGCTCAAAGCGGTGTCTGTCGCCAAGTATGCGTACACGGCGGCAAATGACACCACCAAACTTTTCGAGGGAACGACCACCGAAACTCAGCTTCATGTCGAGTTCTCTGGTCTTGCACAAGATGTTTCCATCTCTGTTTCTGGCGGCTCGTTGGTGTCTTCCAACATTTACGCCAGAGCTGCGGATTTAGTGTTATCCTCCGGCACTAAAACCGTAGTTGTTACCGGTAAAACTCTGTCTGAGAACTCGGTGGTCGTTTCCTATCCCGTAGCTCTCGATGGAGAAATCGACAAGGAGGAAAACCCCCTTATCACCAACGATACGATGTGCGCCGCTCTTGCCGATCAGGTGAAAAAGTATCTGCAAATGCAGAACACCTATCAAACAAAATACCGTGGCAATCCTGAGTTGGAAGTGGGCGATGTGATTGGCTTGCAGACGCTCTATACCGATGAAATGGACGCATTGATCTTGGTGGACGAGATCACATTTAACGGCTCTCTGAGCGGAAAGTTGAAGGTGAAAGGTCTGATATGAGTATTATTGATAATCTCGTCTACGACCGCACACAGGCCGATGTGGACAGGGTTTTTACCCTGAAACACAAAATCCTCACGGAAGGGCTTTCGAGCCTTTCCGCTGAGGAAAAGACCGAGTACATGGCTGGTATGAAGGGTGCTTACAATTACGGGGACATGAACCGTGTAGGGCAGGCGGTAGCCTATATCGCCAACCGCATGACTTCTCTCCCCGGACAGTTGGCGGCATACCGAGCGGAGAAAGGAGTCGCTGATGACCCGATCTACCAAGTTCCGTATGACCCTTCCTCGGTGGTGGTTGCGGCAAAGACGAATTGGGCGATGGGTGATACGCCCACCCAATCTCTCGTGAAAGCCTACTTGAATAACCTGACGGTTCTCCGAAAGCAGCTCACGCTTCCCCCGGACGCACCGCTGGTTCCGAGCAGTCTGGACAATCTCACTTTTTCCACGGCAAACAACATTGAATATCTCCTGTATGTCATCGACACAACGCTGACCGAGGTGGAAACCGAGCTATATTCCAAGATCGACCGCACGGTGGACGCTTTCGCCTATGTTGGTCTGTATAACTGCGGAGAGTAAGGAGGAAATTTCATGAAAGATACTGTCATCAAGGGCAACGGTAAGTCCCGCTCTATCAAGGCTCCTACCGATATGCCTGCAACCTTCGAGGAATGGCGCACACAGCTTCTCGCCGGAACCGCCACTCTCGATATTGGTCTGAACGCCGCAGGCTGTGATGTGGTCGGCACAGCCATGAGCAAGGCAAATCTGCTGTCCGACACCACCAAGTCGGCACTGGAACTGAGCGGCAGCGACCCCACGGTAAATGACGCTCTGTATGCCCTGAGCCAGAAGGGTTCTCCCGCAGAGGTGCGTGTCATCGCTGATATAGGCTCGACCGTCACCGTGAGTAGGGGTGGCAAAACTCTGACCGGCAAGGTTGCTTCGACCGGCTATGCCACTCTGTACCCGACCGAGCTGGGTGACTGGACTATCGTGTTTACTTACAACGGTTCTCAGAAAACCAAGGTTTACACGCTGGAAGTCATCGGTATCGTGTATGTCTATCCCTTTGTAGTTGGCGCTACGCTGGAAGCTACTTCTTGGGATAACATCGCCGCTGTTTCCAAGTTCGGTCAGGCTCCAAACTACTGGAAAGTCGGTGACAAGAAGAACATTACTGTCAACGGTGTGACCTATGCGGCACAGATTATCGGTTTCGACCATGATACTCTGACCACCGCAGACGGTAGCCGCACCAAGGCGGGTATTACCTTCCAGTTGGTTGACTGCCTGAAAACCACCTACTCCATGAACGGCTCCAACACCAATGTGAACGGCTGGCGTGGTTCCACTATGCGTACCTCCACAATGGCAACGCTGCTGAACCAGCTTTCCTCTGACCTGAAAAGCGTGTTGAAGTTCGTCAACAAAGTGACCAGCGTGGGTAACAACAGTTCCGGTCTGGAAACCACTTCCGACAAGCTGTTCCTTCTGTCCGAGATCGAAGTCTTTGGTGCTACTCAGTATTCTTACGCTGGTGAGGGTAAGCAATACGAGTATTATACCGCTGGCAACAGCACCATTAAGAAGGTCAATGGTTCTGCGTACGGCTGGTGGGAGCGTTCTCCTTTTTCCGGCTCCGCCGGCACCTTCTGTTGTGTGAACAACGTCGGCGCCGCCTCCACTAACTACGCCAGCGGCTCCGCTGGCGTGTCCTTCGGCTTCTGCGTTTAATCCCCAGTTTCATCAACACCAATCCCGCCCCGTCAGGGGCGGTGTAAGAAAGGAATGTTGGCGTGTCAGTCATCAAAGCTATGCGTGGCGAAAGCTCCATGCAGTTCATCGAAACCGCCAGACGGTTAGAGCTTCACGCTTTCTCTGTCTGCACCAAGGCTCCTAAAAGATACGCACCTCTACTGACAAACCGTATCTTTGAGCTGGCTTCCACGGTTCACGAGGAAGTCCGAGCGGCGAACAACATCTACCCGCACAATCAGCATGAAGCGCAAATGCGGCGAGATCACCTGATTAACGCCAACATCGCCCTTCAAAATCTCAGCCCGAAGCTGACTTTGCTCTATGACGCTATTCTCCAAAATCCTGAAAAGTGTCCGTGGATTGACCACGCCATGAAGGAATTTGGAGAGTACATCACAGACGAAGCACAGCTTATCTCCAAGGTTCGGAAAGCTGACCACGAGAGGTATAAAGACCTTCCTGTGTGAGTTTTTCATTGGGTCAAGCCCTGTAATTGTTACCGTTTCTGCGAACAACTGGTGGGAGCGTTCTCCTAATTCCGGCAACACCAACAACTTCTGTAATGTGAACAACAACGGCAACGCCAACAATAACAACGCCAGCAACTCCAATGGCGTGTCCTTCGGACTCTGCAACTTCGCATAGGTCAGTCGTAGTAACCCCTTTGGGCGAAATCAGTACCTTTTGCAGAGGGAGGGCTTGTTCCCGGCTACCAAGCCAAAACACCCCGTCCGATGTAGTCAGCCGGACGCTTCTTGCATGGTGAGCGATTGTACGGTAGCTCATTTCATGGCTGGTACTACAAGCAGTTAGAACCCGTACCCGACAATAAGACTGTACGGAGGGGAACCTTCTATGACAAGTGAAGAACGGAGAGAAGCCCGTTATCAGCGCAGGAAAGCCAAGCGGGACGAAGCTCGTCTACGGCGAAGCAAAGAATGTGGTGATTTCGATGAAGTCTTTTCGTTCAGACACCTTTACCTTTCCGGGAAGAAATGCTGTAAGGGTGTCTACTGGAAAAACTCAACTCAGCGGTATATCGGCAATATCATTCCGATCATCGCAAAGACCCATCGGGAACTTCAAAACGGAACCTTCAAGCACCGTGGTTTTCACGCTTTCACCATCATGGAGCGAGGGAAGAAACGGTATATCCGATCAGTCCATATCACGGAACGAGCGGTTCAAAAGTGTCTGTGTGACTACTGCTTGGTTCCCATCTATTCGGCCTGTTTCATCTATGACAACTCAGCCAGTTTGAAGCACCGAGGTATGGACTTCGCCCTACGCCGTATGACCTGTTACCTCCAACGGCATTACAGGAAGTACGGTCTGGAAGGAGGGGTTCTGCTTTACGATTTTCACAGCTTCTTTGACTCAGCTCCACATGAGCCGCTGTTTCGTGAAGCCGACCGCAGGCTTCATGACCCGAAAATCAGGGAGCTTGCGAACAGCTTTATTACGGACTTCGGTTCTGTGGGCTTGGGTCTTGGCAGTCAGGTGTCTCAGACGAACGCCCTCATGCTTCCCAATATGATTGACCACTATTTCAAAGAGGTCTGCCGTATCAAAGCCTATGAGCGATACATGGACGATGGTGTGGCAATCAGCCCTGACATTGATGACCTGTATCTCTGTATGGACGGGTTAAAGATCATCTGCGAGAAGTGCGGTCTGGAACTGAACTTGAAGAAGACAAGGGTTATTCCCCTGAGAGATTATTACCGCTGGTTGAAAACGAGGTTCATCATCACACCGACCGGCAAGGTTGTTCGGAAGATGAACAGGGACTCAACAAAAATCGTTCGACACAAGCTCAGGGCTTTCCGAGGAAAGCTCGACCGGGGCGAAATGACCTTGGCTGATATTCGGTGTTCCGTAGACTCCTACAACGGTCACATGAAGCGAGGTCACAGCTTCAAGGTGCGACAGCGCACTAATCAGTATTTCAAATCATTGTACGGGTTCTACCCGGACGAGAAAGGTTGGAAAAGCCATGTATAAAATCATCAAGAAGGACGCAGTTCTCGGCATTGTGAGCAATCTAACTTGGGTATGTATGCAGGAAAACGGCTGCTACGGCCTGACGGTCGAGGACAATGCACAGGGTATTGCCTTGAATGGCACCGTGTACCATGTCAACGGACACCCCGAACTGGACGGTGCTGAAACGGTTTCGGTCGAAGAAGTGGACGATGGCGTTTACGCTTCCAGTCTGACCGCTCTGCTGACTGACCCGAACGACATCCGTAATTCTGAGCAGTTCCGCAAGGCTGTTCAGATGTTCGCCAAAAGCCTTGACGAAGACTCTGCGATGGTGGTTGCAACCATCTATGACCCCTATCAGGTCGGTCATGCCTATGCTGTTGGTGATTATTTCACCTACGGTGTGAACGGTGTAGGCGACCCGCAGCTCTACAAGGTAGTACAGGCGCACACTTCCCAAGCAGATTGGAAGCCTGACGCACTTCCCGCTCTCTACACTCCGATTGGCCTGACCCCCTCCGGCTACCCTGTGTGGACTCAGCCAACAGGCGCTCATGACGCTTACAACAAGGGTGACATCGTGAGCTACAACGACAAGCTGTACCGCAGTCTGATTGACGGAAATGTGTATTCCCCGGACGCTTATCCCGCTGGCTGGGAAGAATACACCGGCGAGTAAAAAAGGGGGCAGGACATGAGTGACGCAATTCTGGTCGCTATTATTACGGGTGGTCTGAGCCTGCTTGGTATCATCTACTCGTCCGGCAAGTCTGCCAGCAAGGTTGACGCAAAACTGGACAAGCAGCAGGCGGTCATCGAAACCAAGTTGAACGAACTGACCCGTGAAGTGCGGGAACACAACAATTTTGCAAGGCGTGTTCCTGTGGTTGAGGAACAGATCAAGGTTATCAACCACCGTATCGAGGACTTGGAGGGCTTTCACAAGCCTGCATGACCCGAAAGTAAGGTGATAAAGGTGAGTAATCGGGTCAAAATCCCTATAACTTTCTCTTAGTATGCGTGTATAAGAGGGAGTTTATAGGAAAAATGCCCGATTACTCACCTAACTCACCTAAAATACGAAAAACAATTTTTCAAAACACGCCAATTTGAAAAAAGTCTTTGCAAAAACACTCACCTTTATCACCTTTATCACCTTTGTCACCTAACTACCAGTCGGCATTGATGACCACTTTGTTTCCTTGCCTGCTCTGATAACCACCTTGTTCTCGTGCATAAGTGCCGTTGCTACAACGCTCTCCACTCCATCCCAGTTGTAGACTTCTTTCTTCACGGCGTAGTCTGCAAGTTGCTTTGCCTGCTCGTTGTCAAGAACCATGTCCAAGCAGTTCCAATCTTTTTCTTCGGTACGCTTGCCGTAAGGAACACAGTACCCGATATTTTCCAAGAACTCATACCACGCACGACCGCCGCTGTCGGTGCTGGCGACATCTACCGTATTGACGATTTCACCACAATAAGGGCAGCGAACATCTTTGCGTTCCATGACCGTAATATCAAGACCCACTTTCCAACACCTCCTGAGCCATCTTCACCAGCTCGATCAAATCATAGAACCGCCGAGGGTCTAACCCGGTCTGCCGCTTCACCTTGTCCAAGTGATAGAGAACGGTATTTCTGTGTGCGAAAATAGCACGAGCAACATCGGTGACATTCATGTTGTGATTTGCCATCGCTATGACAATGTGAGCGTCTTCCTTATTCATGGTCGATCTCCTTTCGCAACTCGTCATAGAGTTCCGAAAAGCGGCGGTTCCAGTGGCGCAGTCGCCAGAGGAATAGACAGCCTACAACAATCCATTCAACGGCGGCGATAGTTGTCAGAATGTCACTCATGTCCTATGCTCCTTTCTTGCAAAACGATTGAGCAACACACTCACGGTGAGCTGACCAATCCTGTTCACATAGGGGCAGTTGAAGCGGTCAGGGTGGGGAACGCTGTTGCCAAGGTCGATGACCAGATCACGGGTGTTGTAGGAAATGTCCTTCGTGATAGTCGGCGTGGCATAGATCACCACATCACGGTTCATTGTGGCCTGTAAGAGACTCTTGGTTTTGGAGTGCGCCACCGTCACAGTTGCGTTACCGAGGGTGAGGTACTTTGCCAAGTTCTGAACGGCGTGACCCCTGCCTACAATGGTAATGTCCTTAGCATGAACCAAGTCCAATGCCAGCAGGAGCGCCAAAGTTGCCTGAGACACCGATGACATTCCCTGTGAGTAGGAGTGGTCAATGTCAACCTCGGCGGTGAGCTTAATGTCAGACGGGACGGTTTCTCTGTCCACTACCACGGCCTTGTACGGAGGGCAGGGGTATTGAGTGAGGTCACAGTCAATGCCTAACAGGTCAGCCTTGCGCTTGACTGCTTTCAGAAATACGCTCTCGTAGGAACCCAGCAACAGCAGTCTGCCGGTAGGGTGAAAGCGGGTGGTTTCCTCGTCCAAGGTGGCAGAAAGCGTTTTGATTTGCTCCATTACATCATTCATAGTGCTTCTCCTTTCTTTCAAAGTCATGGAGGGAGATCATCTTTTCACGGGTGAGCTTGTCAACCACCCGACCGATCTCCGAGTAGCCGCAGACCGCCGCCAGCCGTTCAAGATTGCCCTTGGTCTGTGCCGTGACTACGATGGAAATACGGCGGAGGTTCTTTTTCTCAGTCTTCATCGCTTTCCTCCGTGAACACGGTTCCCTCGAACCCTTCCGCTCGACCGAGAAGTCTCCACAGACCTTCTTCCTGTTCGCCGCAACAAGGACAGGATTTTGCGGCGATTTTTCCGAGTTTCTGAGGAAAGTCCTCGTCTTCCTCGACATACAGAAGGTGTTCACATTTACGGCACATGAAGACGGTGAACATCGGGGGTAGTGGAATAGGCCGCTTTCGTCCACAACGATGACAAACCCACTCGTGCTTCCAGTCTTCACGAGTCATTTCATTGCCACATACACACTTTTTACTCATATTTATCCTCCATTCGGTCGCAATCATCAGAGATTGCACAGTCTTCACAGCCCTTATAATAGAAGCAGTTCCGGCAACTGGAAATGACAGGCATACACCGCTCAGCGTATTCTTCACAGTTGGCAACAGGGCAAGTGCCATCAACGCAGGCAACACCTACATAGTCGGGGCAGTATTCAGGCTTCATCATCGCTGTCCCCTTCCGTCAAAGCTCTTGCGAGATCGTCAATCATCTGGTGCATGACTCTATCCCCAACATCATCTTCGTTCTGACACCAGAAGGAGAATTTCAGGTGTAGCAGCTCATGTACCAGTGTCTTTTCAAAATCGAACGGCACAATGCGGTCGCCGTAGCAGGCAGGGTTGATGATCTCAATACGAGCGGTCTTAATTGCTTCTGACCACTCGGTACAGCCTGCGGTATTACGCACCATCATTTCTTCGGGGTGAAGGTGGGTCAACAGCTTTATCCGCCACTCCTGCAAGCAGAGTTTTCGCTTCCACTTTTCCAGCAGGGCGAGTTCTTCATTGGTGGCAATCATACTGTCACCTCCTGTTCACGAGGGAGTTTTACGGTGTTACCATCTTTCAGATCGTCAGTGCTGAGTTGATAGGACACCAACTGCATACCGTGAGCCGTGACCTCTACACCATTGAAGAACCCCGCAATAATGCCATCGGGAATATCAAGAGTAATTTTCATCACGGACGCTCCTTTACAATGCGGATTTTTCTCAGGCGTTTGCCGCACCGCTTACAGATTTCATAATTGCTCTGCCAGCGGTGAGAACCATTACGGCACTTGACCTGAATATGAACATACGGGTCTGCTGTGTGGATACCGAAGCGGCATAGGATAGAGTTACAGGAACGGTTCATTAGGACGCTCCTTTCAGTCTGAGGTTCTTGTAGACGGGGTAGCCCTGATACACAACCTTGCCGCCGTGCCACTCAGGGTGCGTTTCCATGTCGGCGTTGAACCGCTTGGCAGAACAGGCAAAGTACCCGTTGGACTTGCACCAAATCTTGTAAGCGTCAAACAGGGACTTCGAGCGGGTGTTGACCCCCTCAGCCTGTTCACAGCGTTCTTCGAGGAACTGCAAGCACAGATCGTTGTCACGCTCGTACTGATTGACCACCTTCCGCATAGCGGGAGACATTTTCAGGCCGAACCGCTTGTACTTGAAGTACCCGGCGACCAGCCAAGCGAAAATGCCCTGCATGGCTTCCTGTGTCTGGAACTCATTTTTCAGGTTCTTGTCCTGTTCCGCTTCGGTGAAATGGCGGTTGAACTCAATGACCCGCACACGGTCGGAAGCGAACAGGGACTTATCGCTGACGGTGGGAAGATCGTTGCAGGAGAGCCAAAGGGTGAACTGCGGCAGGAAGGTCGTGGCAGTCTCATAGAGGTTCCGAGCCTTGATTTCCTCGCCGCCTGTGAGCTGCTTAATCGTTTCCTCGTCCAGCTTGCCATACTGGTTGCTCTCTGCCATCGTGACGAACCGTTTGCCTTTCAGGGAAGCCAGCATGGGGTTTGCTGCTTCGGCGTTCTTCGACCGTTCTGCCTTGCAGATGATCGACACGGGGGACACGGAAGCATAGTCACCGAGAAGGTGGTGAATTGCCGAGAGCATGGTAGACTTACCGTTGCGAGTGGTTTTGCCATGGAGAATGAACATACATTCCTCGTTCGCCATACCCAGCATAGAGTACCCCAACGCCTTTTGCAGATAGTCAGCTTTGTCTTCGTCATTACAAGTGACCTCTGCAACGAACTTCTCCCAGCGACGGCACCGTGCGTCCTGCAAGGTATAGTTGAAGTTGGTCTGCATGGTCAGGAAGTCGTGCCAGTCATGCTCCCGGAACTCCATTTTTTCGAGGTCGAAAGTGCCGTTCTTGCAGTTGATAAGGTAGGGGTTTGCGTCAAACTCCGCCGAAGTGATAGGAAGCACACTGGCAGCGTCCTTCATCAGCCGGTCACGGAAGCGCCGGTCGCCCATTTTCACGATGAACTTCATGTACTCGGAACGCCGTTCTTCATTGGCGATCTCGCCGCAGTAGAGAGCCATCAAGCGGCAGAACTCTTTGATCTTTTCAGCCACCAGCAGAGAACCCGTATCCTTGCGCCATGCTCCCTCGGAGTAGGTGAACCAGCTTTTCGCTTCGGGGCAGTAGCGGGTATCATTCTTGTAGCACTCGGAGAACAACTCCGCCATGCCAGACTCGTCCCACGAATACCCCGTGCCGCTGATCGGGTGGCTATGCTCAGGCTGTGCTTCCTTAATCTGAAACATCACACGGGACTGAGCTTCGTCCATGATGTAGCGACCGTTGGAGAGCTGGAAAAGAGCCTGTTCTTCGGGGACGGTTGTGATTTCATCAGCCATTTTCAGCACCTCCGTCCACCTTCGCACCACTCCGCTCTACATGGTCAACGCAGCTTTCCGGTTCGTGACCGCAAAGGCAAGGGGCATATACGCAAGTATCGCAGATATTGAACATTTCAGTTAGCTTCATCATTCTCACTTCCTTTTCTTTATCGCTCTCGCCAGCACCACGGCGGCGCAGTCCTGAGAGTCTTCGTCCCACCATGCACACCGCTGTTTCTGGCAGGGGCAGAGGGGAATGTCTTCGGGGCAGCTCATAGACAATGGACAGATTTTCTTCTCAGTTTCCATCGTCTACACCCCCCCCATAGAAGAAAGCGTTCTTCAACGCTGTGTCCACATGGCGCATGATCTCAGGCGGTAGGGTGCAGATGTACTCCCAATCATCGGACACATCTACGACACGCACCTGTTCACACTCGACCATGCTCGGCTGTAAAGCGCCCCAAGTGACAGCCACATGGGTCGGCAGTTCGAGCCGTTTGATTTTAGTGGTCAGAGGAACAACAATGATGGTAGGGGAAAACTGATTGCCGACATTGTTTTGCACAACTACCCACGGACGCTTACCGGCCTGAATATGACTGTTGGCAAGCATGGGAACATCAATGATGACAACATCGCCACGCTGATATGGTTTCATAATTACCTCCTGTATCTGGTCACGCTGTTAACAATCAACTCGACCTCGGACTGAGAGAGCGGCGGCTTGCAAGCCTGGTGATTTGCGTACAACAGCTCTTTGTAAATCTCTGCTTTGGTGTATCCTTGGTTATGGAGCTGACCCGCCAGAGAAGTCAGGCTGAGGTTCCGGCTTCCCGGTGTGATAGGCGGGTATTCAGGCTTCAAATGCAGCTTGCCGTTTTCAGGGCGGCGATAGATGGGAGAATAGATACGCTGAGGGGCGACCGTACCTGAGCTACTTTCCTTCGGCGTGTCGGGAAAATACTTCTCGATCACATAGTCAATCGCTGACTGGTTTTCAATGATCTCGGAAAAGATCAAAACCTCGCCGGTCATGATGAAGTACCGATTGCTCTTGTAAATCTCCACGGCGGCACGGTTGTTCTTGCCCTTGAAGGGCAGCTCACCACGAACGAGAATATGAACCCCTCTCCCGCTTCTGGATTTTTCCGTGTAGGAGTGGCAATGACCGATAATGTCAGCCGCCAGCGGGTTTAGAAGTCCATCAGTAAAGCCATCGTCAATGTCGATACCTACAACCCCTGTATCGTGAAACACATAGCCAAGACCGTCATAGTAGCCGTGCTGGACATTGTGTTCAGCGTCAATGTAATTCGACCATGTATCAGGATTAGAGGAAGAAGCCGCCTTTCTCACGGTGGCCTGCATGGGAACCTTTGACCCGTCCCACACATTGACCCATGCCTTTTCCGCTCGGAGTTCAGCGGGTATATTCAAATAGCTCATAGGCTTACCTCAGCTTTCATACGGACTCGGTAAAGACCAGTCCCATCTATCGCCGCCACGGTAGGCGTTGCGGAAGTGGTTTCTCTCGCCATCGCCAGAGAACCACAGGTAATCCGCAGGGAGGACACGACCGACCTCAACCTGACCTTCTCTCTCTGCATACCAGCGGGTCAGTACATCTATACAGAGAGTAATCAAACCATCATCGACCGGGTTTCCCTCGTTGTACCCTACGAATTGCTTAGGTGTAGTCACGACCGTTATAATGTCGCCGTAGCCATGATCGACACGGTTGAGCGCACACCACACACAAGCAGCTTTCTCAGCGTCAGAGCTGACCCCTCTGGCTTCTCCCCATAGCATTTTCGCCAGTACAATCACTTCCTCGTTTGTCCACGGCTGAGGTGTCACCTCCGGTTCTGGTTCCGGGGTGACTACCTCTACCACCTCGACAAAGGAAGACGGTTCTTCAACCTCAACCGTGGGTAATTTCAGACAGAGGACTGCAACAATGGTGACGAACCACAGGAAGATTGAAAATCTCAGCCCTCGCAAGGGGTCTTAGACTTGCTGGACTTGGGCTTTGTCGAGGTTCCAGCAAAATAGAACTTGTCATCTACGCAGATGGGGAAATCGGGAAAGAGCTTGCTGGCGGTCTGCGTTCCACGGGAGCAAATCTGCTCTGCCGCCGCCAGCGACATTTCATCTTTCACGAAGTCCTTCCCAGCAGCCATGACATACGGCACTTTGCCGTCAATGCTTTTCAATTTCATTGGGTTCTCTCCTTTCACGGTTCCA